AGCTCAAGGCGGATGCGGCGAAGACCGTGTACGCCAGCGGCTGCACGGCGCTGACCGAGCTCAAGGCGGATGCGGCGAAGACCGTGTACGCCAGCGGCTGCACGGCGCTGACCGAGCTCAAGGCGGCCCCTGATGCGAAAATCGATACCAAAACCGACTATTGCTTTGCTGGCGTAGATTCTCGCGGTTATGCCTTTGAAGGCATTATCGTGCGCGATCAATGGCGGGTGATGGCCGGATGCCACAACTTTTCAATCGAAGATGCGCGAAAACATTGGGGTCCTGGTGGGCATAGTGACCGCAAAGACTGTTTGTCGTTCGTTGAAAAAATTGCGGCCCACGCCGCGAAAGGTGGTGGACGATGAATATCGCCCCCGTGCCGGCCGCAGACCGCGAGGTCCAGCGAGGAGACAACGCCGCTCCCGACTTCGCGAAGATGGAGACCGAGCGGCTCGTCGACGAGTATCGCGGCCTTGTCAAAACGCTCGACGACCTCGTCGCTGAGGTCGAGCGCGTTCCCGAGACGATCAACGACGACGCCACCGCGCTCCGCGTCGGCGGACTGATCAAGCGGTTCCGCGATCTTCGCGCCCGGCTGGAGAGCACCCGGGTCGTCGAGGTCGAACCGGACCTTCGGCGGATGAACGCGAAGAACAGCTTCTTCAACGGGCACAAGAAGAAGATTCAGCCCGAGGAGAAGAGCGAGCGACGGACGAGCCCCGGCAAGATCGACATCCTGCAGACCCGCATCGACGCCCACCAGGACCGCAAGGAGGCCGCGGAACGTGAGCGGCTCGCCCGCGAGGCCGCCGAGACGGCGCGGGTCGCCAAGGAGGCCCGCGAGAAGGCCGAGCGGGAACGAGCCGAGGAGGAGCGCCTGAAGCGAGAGGCCGATCAGCGACGGATCGAGGCCGACCGCGCGCGCGTCCCTGCGCAGATCGAGAAAAAGGAGGAGGCCGCGGTCCAAGCTTCTCAGAGCGCCGGCGCGCAGACCGGGGCCGCGATCGGCGCGGAGGTTCACGCTGAGAAGGCCGCCGAGGCCGCGCAGGAGGCGCGGGTCGCCACGCTCGCGAAGCCGGCCGACATCGTCCGGACGCGCGGTGTGACCGACGAGGGCGCGGGGGTCCTTCTGACGAAGTCGAAGGAAAGCTACGCTTACGTCGTCGACACGACGAAGCTCAACGCGGTCTTGCTATTTCCGTACTTCACCGACGCCGAGGTCGAGAAGGCGCTCCGGGCGTTTGCGAAGGCAACGCAGTATCGACAGCCGATGGACGGCGCAGAGATCGGTTGGAAGACGAAGGGGGTAACCCGATAATGAACACCAGCCGCGATTTGCGTCATCATGCGCATCATGGCAACCCGCTCTATACTGCGGCCGATGCGGAGTCACGCCTTGATTGTCTTCGTCGTGCTGGCTTCGATGAAGTGGAAGCCGACAAGGTGTTCTTGGCTGTCGACCTACCGTCCATTGAGAAGATCGAGCAAAAGATCGGCGCTTTAAAATCGCTCGGCTTCGAGAACCCGGTGAAGATGATCACCAGCTTGCCGGCGATCCTCGGCTACGCCATCGACAACATCAGGGGCAAGCTGGACTATGCCGGCCACTTCGGGATTGATGGGCGCGGCATAGTCGAGCGGTTCCCTCCTCTCCTCGGATACAATCTGGACCGCATCCGACTGTGTGTCCGTCTCTCTCTCCCACTAATCGACCCGTGGGAAATGTCTCTTTCTTTTTTAATTACTAGGGACCCCGCGACCTCAGTCGCCGCGGCATTGCTATCTCGACCCGAAACGCTGAAGGCGCTCCGCGCAGCCATGCGATTGCGCGCCGGACGTCCAGGCGAAAACCACGACGTTATCGCCAGACACCCTGGCGACAAGCTGACCCTCGCCTATCGCCGGTATCGCCCGGTCGCACCCAGAGAGAAGGCGCGATGATGGTCCGAACTACGCGATTACTTGCTCACTTACGCACGCTTTTATGTTCGTTCATTCTCATGATGGCTGCTCAAGGAATGGCTCAAAACTAAGGAGGATTAATTGAGATACTCGATCGTAGGTATGAACCACCGGAAGACGGAGGCAGTCGTCGCCGAGCTTAAGGCGGGCGCGGCCGTCACGCTGGTACGCGAGCCGGACAACAAATACGACGCCTTCGCCGTCATGGTCTGGGTCGACGGCGTCCACGTCGGCTACATCCCGAAGTCGCACAACAAGCCTCTCGCCGCGAAAATCGACGCCGGCGGCAAGAAGTGGTCCCCGCCGCCAGTACCCGGTGTTGCCAAAGACGGAGTCATGGCGAAGGACGCGGCGCTCCCGGTCCACATGGCGCTCGACGCAAAGTTCGTGCGCTCGCCGAACAGTGGCTATCCCCAGGTCGACATCTAGGTCGAGAAATGATTGAGCGGAAACAGATCGACCAGCCTCATTAAATCGGAGAAACCGAGATGTCTAAAACAGCAACGAAAGCCCGACCGGCCGCCGCCCAGGCGGCCGCGCGCGCCGCTGTCGCCAAGCCGAATCCCAAGAAGAATAAACGATCGACCGCGCTCGCCGTTCACAATCCGCAACCGCCGGCGGCGCCTCGTAGCTTCCTTGAGGTCATCATGCGTGCGGTCGCCGACCCGCGCTGCGACACCGGGAAGATGCGCGAGCTGCTCGCGATGCAAAAGGAAATCAACGACGAGGAGGCGCGCAAGGCTTTCACGGCAGACTTCATGGCTCTGACCGACGACCTCCCGGCCATCACGGCGGACCGCACGATCGAGATCAGGAAGAAGGGGCCAGACGGCGAGCGGACCGGCGCGATCATTCAGTCGACGCCTTACGTGACCTTCAACGCGATGATGAACGTCCTCAAGCGTCCGCTTAAGATCCACGGATTCTCGCTCTCCTACGCTACGGAGCCGAGTGCGGATGGCACCCGCCTGATCGTGTGGGTCTACCTCGACCACGTTCGAGGTCATCAGCGCAAGACGGCCTTCCCGCTGCCTGCGGAGACTTCGGGGTCGAAGAACAACGTCCAGGGGTGGGGCTCCGCCCAGTCCTACGGGATGCGCTATGGCACGCGCGCGCTGCTGAACATCATCAGCCGGGCGCCGGAAGACGCCGACACCGACGGCGTCGTCGAGCCGGTCAAGACCGTCGGCGAGGACGAACCGAAACAGACCGAGAAGATCGGCCTGACCTTCGATCAGTCCGTGGCGCTGGTCGGGAAGATCGGCAAGAAGGAGGACGGCGGCGTCGGCATCGAGCGGTTCCTCGAGAAGTACGGGATCAAGGCCGTCATCGACCTGCCGCCGGCGCTCTACGCCGACGCGTGCAAGGCCTGCGACGATTACAAGGTCGCGGCGGACGCCGCCAGGACGAAGAAGGTCAATGCCTGATGCCGAGGATGGGACCTCTCTACAAGCGCGACCTGGAGAAGCTCCGGGAGCCGCCGGCGCGCGATGACGGCGTGGTCGAGCACGTCGACGTCGTTCAGAACTCGCCGGAGTGGCTCGAGGCGCGGCGCGGGCTCGTGACAGCTTCGAACTTCGCGATCGTCATGCGAGAGGGCAAAGACGGCAAGGCTGCGCTGACCCGCGAGGACTTCCTCTACCGGCTCGCCGGCGAGATTCTTTCGGGCGAAGTCGCCGAGAGCTTCAAGTCCGAGGCGATGAAGCGCGGTAACCTGATGGAGGCCGAAGCCCGCGAACGGTACATCCTCGGGACGTTCGAGAACGTGCGCCGCGTCGGCTTCGTCAAGCGGACGATCGCGAGCAAGATCGCCAGGGTTGACCCGCTCGTCATCGGCGCGAGCCCCGACGCGCTCGTCGGCGCGCGCGGCGGACTTGAGATCAAGACGATGGCACCGCACCTGCTGATCAGACAGATCGAGCGGGCGGTCGCCCCCGGCGAACACCGCCCGCAGGTCCAGGGGACGATGTGGGTCTGCGACCTCGATCACGTCGACCTCGTGTTCTTCTACCGGGGAAGGTTGACGGGCCCGAAGTACCGGATCGAGCGCGACGAGACGTTCATCGCCCAGCTCAGGAACGAGGTCGAGGTCTTCGATCATCAGCTCAAGAAGCTGGTCGCGAAGATACGTCGGACGGGAGCCGCGTCGTGACGAAGATGCGTCCGATCATGATGACCTTCACCGAGGACGGTCACTTCGTCCCGCACGAACGGTTCATGCCGCTCTGCTGGAAGCAGTACGCCATCGGCGCCGAATACCCGATGATCCCGGTCGAGCCTCGGAATATGAAATCACATAACCACTTTTTTGCTTGCATTCACACGGCCTGGGAGAACCTCCCCGAGGCGCTGCAGAAGAAGTACCCTACCGAGGAGGCGCTCCGGGCGAAGGCCCTCGTCGAGACGAACTGGTGCACCGAGCGCGACCACGTCTGCGATACGCCGGGGAAGGCAAAGTACCTCGCCGGCATCATCCGGCACTATAGCGAGTATTCGGTGATCAAGGTCAGCGGGAACGTCGTGAAGGTCTTCGAGCCGAAGTCCCAAGCAGTGGCACTGATGCCGGCCGAGGACTTCAAGCAGTCGAAGGAGGACGTCCTCGACTGGATCGAGGCGCTCAACCCCGGCCTCAAGATTCGCGAGATCAAGAAGGAGGCGTCCCGCGTGGCGCCGCCCGAGAAGCAGCGCGCGATCGCGGCGCCGATCACGATGGCATCCCCCGCGATGGGTGATCAGCCGACCTCGGCGCCGGCCTACTTCGCCTACGCCCGGACCTGGATCATGGCGTCTCAGGTTCGCGACGCGGCCTTCGCGCGCTGGGAGGCGGAGCGATCTCTGCGAGACGATCTTCGGGTGTCGATTCCGAACCGTCGTCAGCTGGAGGATTTGCTCGGCAGGCAGTTCACCGAAGAAGGAGTTGCTCTATGACCGCGTCGATGAGGACCTACCGCGCCGCCAAGTTCGGGGTCGTGTACGCGATCGAGGACAGGAACGCGCGCCAGATAAACCCGCGACTCGATCTTCTCAGCCTCTCGCCCGGCGGCTTCGCTTGGGGACACTTCGGGACTGGGAAAGGTGACCGCCAGCTCGCCCTCGCCATCCTGGCCGACGTCTACGACGACGAGCGGGCGCTCCGCCTTTACGAGCGGTTCGCCGAGCGCGCGATCTACCCGAAGGCGAAGGACGGGCCGTTCGTGATGCCGTTGGCCGAGGTGCTGACAGCCGTCGAGGCGATCGAGAAGGAAACCGTATGAGCTTCGGCCTGACCATAAAACAAGCCGAACTGCTCGCGTTCCTTCGGGAGCGACAGGCTCTCGGCGGCGCGATGCCTTCGTTCGACGAGATGGCGGCGGCCATCAACCTTGCCAGCAAGAGCGGAATTTCGCGCATGGTCGACGCGCTAGTTGCGCGCGGCGCCATCCGTCAAATCCCGGGCCACGCTCGCTCGATCGAGATCATCGACATGCCGACCTCGATGGTGGACGAGCAAACGGAACTGGCCCTTTGCTCTTACTGCTACGTCACAGGTCTGGCGCGTCGCATGGTGATCGCCGATGCGCTGCGCGAATACTTCCGCGCTCACCCGATTCCGAAGCCGGATGGAGAGAACTCATGACGCGAGGATTATATCCTGCATTTTCCGCTTCATGCGCGGCCTGCGGAACCATTTTTCGCACACGCGTTCCAATGGTCAATTATCGCGTCTGTTCATTTGTGTGCCGTTTGAGACTTGGAACCGATCAAAAGAGCACTAATGAATGCTGGCCTTGGAAGCATAGTTGCGACAAGGATGGTTACGGTGAGTTCAGATACCGAGGTAAGAAATGGCGAGCACACCGAGCGGCTTATACGATCGCTAAAGGGAAGATTCCGCGCGGAAAAATGATTTTGCATAGCTGCGATAACCCTCCTTGTTGCAACCCGAATCACTTAAGGCCCGGAACGACGATAGATAACGCCGCCGACATGATGGCGAGAGGGCGTGCAAACCCACGTCGCGGAATCCGACATAAGAATGCAAAATTAAACGATGCTGAAGTCAGATTCATTCGCCGCTCACGATTCGGCGCCGGAAAGCTGGCCGCGCAATTCGGCATACAAGATCAGTGCATCTATAAAATACGCCAAGGTATTCGATGGAGGCACGTCCGACCATGAGTCGCATTTCCGAAAATTTAGGAGGTGGCGTCTATGGAGGAATGCCGGGTTTCAAGGAGCCGACGACGTCCCGGGACGCCGCGGCGAAGATCAGGCCATCAACGGAGGCGCTTCAAGCCGACATCCTCCGCGAGATCGAGCTGGCCGGCGAACTGGGCCTGACCCCCGACGAGGCCGCGGCGAAGCTGCGCCGGAGTGTTCTGATGATCCGCCCACGGTTCACCGAACTTGGCCCGCGCCACCAGGGGAAGATCGAGAAGACCGGCGAGCGCCGGAAGAACGAGACGGGCCTCGCCGCGGCCGCGTATCGGATCAGGAGACCGTCCTGATGGCGATCACCTTCAACATCGAGGAAGACCTCAAGGCGACGGAAGCCGCGCTGGTCGACTGGAAGAGACGCGTGAGGCGGTACGAGGACAAGAAGATTCCGGTGCCGGAGCACATCCTCGCCAGGATCGAGCTTCTGAAAGAAGACGCGCGATTGCTGCGTCGGCAGATGAGCGGAGAAGATGGATGACCGAAATTCGATTGAGCGCCGACCTATCAGTCGATGCGATCGAGTACGCGAGCCGCGCGAATGCAATTCTTGGCATCCGCGACTCCGGAAAGACCTACACCGGCACGCTGATCGCGGAGCAGCTGTTCGTTGCCGGAATCCCGTTCTTCGCCTTCGATCCAATAGGGCGCTGGCGCTTCCTGCGGCTGCCGAGCAAAGACGGCGGCCCAAAGGCGCGCGGCTTCCCTGTCGTGGTGGCTGGCGGATCTGCTCCTGATCTGCCGCTTACGCCAGACGATGCCCCCAAGCTGATCCGCGCCGCGATGGCGAGCGGCGTGTCCGTTGTAATCGACCTCTATTCTGTGAAGCTATCGAAGGCCGACTGGCGCAAGATCGTGAAAGGTTGCTTCGAGGTGATCCTGTACGAGAACGAGGGCCATGGACTACGCCACGTCTTCCTCGAAGAGGCCGGCGAATTTATCCCGCAAAAGGTGTTTGACACCGCGACCTACGCCGCCGTCGAGAAGACGACGCGTATGGGCGGTAACGTTGGCGTGGGCGTGACGCTGATTAACCCGCGCGCCGAGGGCGTGAACAAGGAAGTTCTGGAGCTGTGCGAGAACCTGCTGCTTCATCGGCAGACCGGCAAGAACTCCCTCACGTCGCTGGAGAAGTGGCTCAAGATCGCCAACGTCAAGCCGCCGAAGGAGATCACGGACAGCCTCGCGGACCTGCCGACCGGGAAGTGCTGGGCATGGTTCAAGGAGATCGGAAAGCCGAAGCTTATCACCATTGCGCGTAAGCAGTCGTTCGACGCCAACCGGCGCGACATGGCCAAGATCAAGGGGACGGGAACGTCTGCGGGCCGCGTCGACGTGTCCGAGTTCGTCGCGCGCATGAAGACCGCGCTCGCCGGGAAGCCCGTTAGGCCGCTCACCGAAGGATTCGTCGTTAAAGGCGGCCGCAATCAGGGGCCATCGCAGATCAAGGAACGTCCGGCGCCGCCGGTGTCGATGATTAAGAAGCAGGAGGCTCAAGTGGACGAGAAGGAAGCCCGCGCTCTGCGCGCTGAGAACGAAGAATTAAAGCGCAAGGTCGCGCGCCTCGAAGGAAAACAATCGCGCGACCAGCCGGCGGCGCATGTTCCTATGTCGGCGAATGGTGAGCCGCTCGACATGGACACGATCTATGCGGAGGTGAAGCGGCGTGCTGCGGCCGATCCCGGCATCTTGCGGCTGCTCACTGAGAAGCCTGAGATCGAGATGACCGTTGAGCGAAAGTCTATCCAGGTCGATGGCTCGTCGTTAAAGGGCAGAATTGCCAAACTTATCACCGTGGGTTTTTTTGATGAAGGAAAGACGCAAAGCGGGACTCGATCTGAGCTGAAGCGCACAGGTTCCGACGTTAATCAGGGGAACCTCTGGAAGACGCTGGCCGCACTGGTCGCTGACGGGTTCCTCACGTTGGAATCTGGCAAGGAATATCGCGTCGTTGAAGACATGAAGATCAACGTCGTCGAAAAATAAGTTCAGCTTTACCCACAGGAGAAGAACCGATGAAGGCCAACCTACAAAAACTCTCGCCGCTCACCGTCAAGCTGCTTCAGCTCGAGATCGACCCGCTCAACGTCCGGAAGACCGGCCGCGGGACCGAGCCGAAGTTCGCGGCCTCGATCCGCAAGCGCGGCGTCTACCAGAGGATGATCGTCCGGCCGAAGCCGGACAGCGACGACCGCTTCCTCGTCGTCGACGGCGGAGAGCGGCTCGAGGCCCTGACGTTCCTCGCAAAGAAGGGCGACGCCGCGAACGGCGTCAAGGTGACCGGCGACTATCCGGTCGACGTCGAGGTCGGGGTCATGTCGGACGAGGAGGCCCGCAACGCGTCGCTCTCCTCGAACCTGATCCGGTCGACGATGCACCCGGTCGACGAGTTCGAGGCCTTCGCTGCCCAGATCGCCGCCGGCGCGACCGTCGAGGAGCTAGCCGAAGAAAACGCGATGAAGGTCCTTGAAATCCGTCAGGCGCTCTCGCTCGCGGCCATCGCGCCGGAGATCCGCGCCGCGTGGCGCGATGGCAAGATCGAAGGCGACGCGGCCGAGGCCTACGCGCAGACGCAAGACCTCGAGCACCAGGTCCGCGTGTTCAAGAAGCTCAAGGGCCAAGCCGGCGAGAAGTTGAAGGTCGACGAGGAGATCGCCGGCGGCCGCTCGCACGAGATCGCCAAACTGCTCAAACTGGTCGGCGTCGCCGCCTACGAGAAGGCCGGGCATCAGGTCAACCCGTCGCTGTTCGACGACGAAGACCGCGACACGATCGCAGTCAACAACGTTCCGGCGCTCAAGGCGATGGCAGCGGCCAAGGTGGCGGCCGAATGCGAGCGGCTCAAGAAGGACGGCTGGGGCTGGGCGATCCCGAAAGACGATGTGCCGAAAGACCTCTATGCATGGAGACGCCTGCAAGGCGGGACGCCGAGCAAGGCGCAGAAGGCCTTGGCCGGTTGCACCGTCGACGTAGACTACCAGGGCAAGCTCGAGGTCGTGCGCGGCTACATCAAGCCCGGTGTCAGCGTTAAAATCGAGAAGACGCCCGCGCAGAAGGCCGCCGCGCGCAAGGCCGGTCCAGCCAAACCCACGACGATCTCGGCTGCGCTCGCGGTCAGGCTGTCGGCCGCGCTCACGAAGGCGGCGGCGAAGGTCGTTGCCGAGAACGCTGATCCGCGCATGGTCAAGCAGATCGCGGTGGCGGCGCTGGGATGCGATTCGACGTTCCAAAGTTCGTGCGTAAGAATCCAAGGCGACGGCATGGGCACCGAGGAGCTGCTCGGGGATAAAGAGCGCGATTTCGCCGATGAACTCAAGATCATCTGCAAGCTGACCGATCAAGACTTGTCGAAGCGGCTCGCTCGGTTGGTCGGCGCCTCGCTCAACATGCAGAACGCGAGCCCGGACCGCCTGCTGGTCGGTGACGATGAACAGGTTCAAGACCAGGATGTGGCGGCGCTCGTTCACTTCCTGCCGGGCAA